CTTAAATCTTTAAATGGTTCTGAACAAAGAATAAAATTACGTAATGAATGTAAACAATATTTTAAATTAAAAATATTATTAGATTCTGATAAGAAAGCTGCTTGGTATGATTCTTTACTTTTTGCAAAACAAAAGGAACAATTTGCTATTCCTATTTGGACAGAAAAAGTAATAGATTATAATAATATAAATGAAGAAGATGATGAAATATATTGTGATACCAGATTTGCAGATTTTAGAAATAGTAGTTATGGATTAATTTGGAAAAATGAAAATGAATATGAAATAATATTAATTAGTGATGTTAAAGAAAATTATTTAGAATTACTTTATCCAGTAGTTAATTCATATTCTGGTAAAAAATATATAATGCCGTTAAGAATTGGGTGGATGGTAGTTAAAAGTGATAAAAGAAAATATAATTCAGAAGTTTATTTTGTTGAATTTATTTTTTCTGTTTATGATACTATAAATTTTGATGATTATGAATTTGGAACTACTTATGATGAATTAGGTGTTCTTACCATTCCAAGTTTTATGGAGGATTCTTTTAATGAATCAAGTGATGGAGATATTAATTTAAAAGATTACAATACTGGAATTTTTGAAGTAGAAAGTGATAGTTTATATAACATAGTTTCTCAGAATCATCATTTTATAAATGATGTTAAAGAAGATTGCTGGAATTTTAGAAAGTTTTTACATTATCTTAATGGTAAACAAAAAATTATTTTAGTTCCATCATTTAAAAATGAATTAATTCAAGTAAGTATTATTAATCCGAATGATATTAATGTAACTGTTGAAAATATTCAATTATATGAAAATATGGGATTTAATAATTTAAGAACTTACATAGGATTTCTATTAAATGATAATTCTTTATTGATAAGAAAAATAACTGCAATTTATAGAATAGACAATGATAAAGAACGAATATATTTCAATTCTTCTTTAGGTCAAACAATAAATCCAGAAGATTGTAAAATATTTTTTGTTGATAAGTGTAGATTGGCTGATAATAGAATTGAAATAAATTGGATACGTTCTGGTTATAATGAATGTAAATTAGATTTTATTCGAATAGTTGAATAATTAAATTATGGCTATTTTTTGGAAAGATTTATACATATATTTTAAAAATTCTTTTATATTTTGGCATATAGAAGAATCTTTAAGCGGAATAGTTCAAGGCCAATCAAGTATAAGTGGAGATTTAAATCTTCCAATTTTATTAAATGGAGTAGTTCAAAGTCAATCAGATATAAGTGGAGATTTAAGTACTTTAACTTTATTAAGTGGAATAGTTCAAAGCCAATCAGATATAAATGGGAATTTAAGTGTTTCTTTATTACACGGAATAGTTCAAAGCCAATCAAGTATAAGTGGAGAAATTAATATTTCCGCAAATATGATTGGAACAGTTCAAAGCCAATCAAGTATAAGCGGAGAAATTAATATTTCCATAAATATGATTGGAGCAGTTCAAAGTCAATCAGATATAAGTGGAGATTTAAGCACTTTAACTTTATTAAATGGAACAGTTCAAAGCCAATCAAGTATAAGTGGAGATTTAAGCACTTTAACTTTATTAAATGGAGAAGTTCAAAGCCAATCAAGTATAAGCGGAGATTTAAGTACTTCAACTTTATTAAGCGGAATAGTTCAAAGTCAATTAAGTATAAGTGGGAATTTAAGTGTTTCTTTATTACACGGAATAGTTCAAAGTCAATCAAGTATAAACGGTGAAATTAATATTTCTGCAAATATGATTGGAGCAGTTCAAGGCCAATCAGATATGAGCGGAGATTTAAGCACTTTAACTTTATTAAACGGAGCAGTTCAAGGCCAATCAGGTATAAGTGGAGATTTAAGCACTTTAACTTTATTAAATGGAGAAGTTCAAAGTCAATCAAGTATAAGCGGGGAAATTAATATTTCCGCAAATATGATTGGAACAATTCAAGGCCAATCAAATGTAAGCGGAGATTTAAGCACTTTAACTTTATTAAGCGGAATAATTCAAAGTCAATCAAGTATAAATGGAGATTTAAGCACTTTAACTTTATTAAGTGGAGCAGTTCAAGGCCAATCAAATGTAAACGGAGATATGAAACCAATTGCAAGAATGTGGGGAATTATTTCTTGCAATTCAATTACTTATGGATCATTATCGGCAACTGTATTTTTATCTGGAAATATATTAGGTCAAAGTTCTACTATAGCAGAACTTAAAAATTATGTTCCATTGTGGAGTTCATTATTTAATGGAGAAGGTAGTACAGAGGCATCATTACAAATATGTTTAGATTTTTGGTCGGCAGAGAAAAGTATTGCAAGTGCAGAACCTATAGAATTATATTATTTTTATAATGAAGATCAAAGTCAAGAATGGTGTTTTACATCGAGTAATGATTTAGTTATTTATAATAATAAAAATTTTGAAGCTAAATTAATCAAACGTAGTGATATTCAAATAAATTCTAATGGATTAAAAAATAGATTAGAAATAGAAGTAAATATTGATAATCTTTTTGCATTAAATTATTTAACTAATCTCATAGATAGAGAAATTAATTTTATTTTGTATCGTGGTCATCATGCAATTTATATTCAATATTGGAAAGGAGTTGTTTTAACTGTTAATTTTAAATCTAATAATATTATAATAACATGTTGCCAAAAATCAGATGAAGCTAAAAAATATGGTTTAATGAGAAAATATCAAAGAACTTGTTCTTATCCTCTTTATTCAGAAGGATGTCTTGTAAATGGTAAATTTGCTGATAATAAAGATAAAGATGATTATAAAGTAACTGGGGAAATTTTAACTGTTAGTGGAGTAACCATTACAAGTACAACATTTGGAACTAAAGTAAATGGATGGTTTGTTGGTGGAATATTCGAATATGAAAATTATTCTCAAATGATAGTTTATCATATAGGTAATACGATAAAATTAATGAGGGTTATACCAGTATTAGTACCAGGATTAAATTTTAATGCTTATGCTGGTTGTGAACATTCTATAAATATATGTAATGATAAATTTAATAATATAGATAATTTTGGCGGGCAACCGCATATTCCTAATAAAAATCCATTTATTGGAGATGCTATTACTTATTGAGGTAATTATGTTCAAAGAATTTTTTGATAATCCAATTTTATTTTTTCCTATTTTAGGTTTTCTTTGGGTTCCGTTTTTAATTAAATTAGCTATAATGGTAGCTTTAAGTTATGCTGTAGCAGCATTAAGTAAACCTAAAGCACCTAAAGCACAAGCACCAAAACCAGCAGGATTAGAAAATTTTAATATTCCTACTGCTGATGAAGGAAGGCCGATTCAAGTATTATTTGGTAAAAGAAGAATAAGTGGTCCTAATGTTGTTTGGTATGGTGATTTAAAAGTAACTCCTATTGTTGAGAAAGTTAAAAAATAATGCCACATATTATTGTAGGATATAAATATCATCTTGGAATGCACTTAATTCTCGGCTATACTGTTGATAAAATAAAACAGATAGTAGTAGGTGAAAAAGTAGTATGGCCTGTGCCTAATGATTTTACACAAGAATATAATGGTTCAGACACTACTATTTTTATTAATGCACCGAATATTTTTGGTGGAGATAAAAGTGAAGGAGGAATTCAAGGTTATGTTGATATAATGTATGGATTAAATAATCAACAGCAAAATTCTTATCTTATTTCTAAACTCGGCACAATTATTTCAGCATTTAGAAAATTAACCAGTATTGTATTAAAACAGGTTTATGTAGGAACTTCAGCTTATCCGAAAACTTGGAGTTTTTTAGCAAAGAGAACTGAAAAATTAACTGATGGTTCTGCACAATGGTATATTGGGAAAGCTGTTATTGGAAACGATGATTTAAATCCTGTTCATATAATACGAGAATGTTTAACAAATAAAGATTGGGGATTAGGTCATAATGAATCTGAAATTAATGATGATAATTTTAAAAGTGTTGCAGATATTTTATACAATGAAGAATTTGGTTTGTCATTAATTTGGGATAGTTCAATTTCTTTAGAAGAATTTATTGGGAAAATATTAGAAACTATTTCTGGTTGTCTTTATCAGAACTTATCGACTGGTAAATGGGAATTATCTTTAGCAAGAGATAATTATAATCTAAATGATTTAGAAATTTTTGATGAAACTGATATTATAGATTTAGAAGATTTTCATAAACCTGCTATTGGGAATATTATAAATCAGATAACATTGAATTGGATTGATAAGATATATAATAAAGAAAGAAGTATATCTGTCCAAGATACTGCTTTAATAGATAAACAGAATGGTAATATAATAGATAGTATTTTAGATTATCCAGGAATATGTAATGCACAACTTGCTAATAAAATAGCATCAAGAGAATTAAAAATGAATACATCTATGTTGGCATCTATTAAATTAAAATGTACAAGAAAGATGTCTCATTTAAAACCAAATGATGTTTTTAAATTTTCTTGGCCTAAATTAAATATATCGAGTATGATTGTTAGAGTTGCCGAAATTAATTATGGTAGTTTACATAATAATGAAATAGATATATCTTGTATTGAAGATGTATTTACAACTGCTTTAACTGTAGTTGAGAATCCGCCAAATACTTCTTGGGAAAGTCCTGTTAATGATCCTATAAATATATCTTATGATAGTTTAATAGAAAGTCCATATTATTCTTTATGTAATGATTTATTTACAAAAAGTATAATGGGTGGTTTAAATGATAATGCTGCATTTTTAATTGTAAATGCTGTAAAACCAACACTTGATTCTTATGATTTTACTTTATTATTAAGACATACATCTGGATTAAGTTTTGATGATATAGGAGTGTATAATTGGTGTCCAACTGCAACATTAAAAAATAATTTAGATATTGATGAATTTGATATAGAAATAGAATTAGAAAATGTTGTAGATTTAGATAATGTAAAAGAAAATTCTTGGGCATTAATAAATAATGAAATAGTTAAGATAACATCGATAGATTCGGTAAATAATAAAATAACTATTTCAAGAGGAGTATTAGATACTATTCCAAATAATCATAATGTTGGAAGTAGAGTTTGGTTTATAGATTCTATATTACAAATTATAAGACAAGAATATACTTATGGTAATACTCCGTCAGTTAAATTTTTAACAAGAACAGCTAAAGGAATATTAAGTGAAGGTGCTGCCACTATTAAAACCGTATCAGCTTTTAATAGAAGAATGATTCGTCCTTATTGTCCAGGAAATTTGAAAATCAATACTAATAGTGGTTACCAATATTATCCAGAATTTATAGGAAATGAAGGATCTCAAATATTAGAATTATCTTGGAAACATAGAGATAGAACTAATGAAAGTCAATTAAATTCTTTAATAAAATTTAATGATTCAAATAATTACGGTCCAGAAACAGGAACTACTTATACTTTGGAAATATATGATAAAGATAATGTTCTTATAAAAACAGAAACTGGTTTAACAGGAACATCTTATTCTTATACATTAGATCCTAAAGAAAAGAAAGAACGATTCGAATTATGGTCAGTTAGAGATGGATATGATTCTTTTCAAATATATAATGTTACAGTGCGACGGTATAGTTTATTAGATGGTAAGAGTGGTGGAAAGAAAATTGAAGGTCAGAGTAGTATAAGCGGAAATATTAATACTTCTGCAAATATGGAAGGAATAGTTCAAAGCCAATCAAGTATAAGTGGAGAAATTAATATTTCCTCAAATATGATTGGAGCAGTTCAAGGTCAATCAAGTGTAAGTGGAGATTTAAGCACTTCAACTTTATTAAGTGGAGTAGTTCAAGGCCAATCGAGTATAAGTGGAAATTTATTTGTTCAATCTGGATCTACTTTACAAGATTATTATAATACTGGTGATGATTATTCATTTTCACGTAATAGTACATTAAAATGGTTCGCTCAAACTTTCACTGCAAATAAAAATTATT